TAAACGCAACAGCGTGACACGGCATTTTGTTCGTCCCACTACAAGCAATCCTAGTGGAGTAGACTACACCTACGCAGAAGTACCGTACAACATCGACTTTGGGCTGTATGTGTATGTGCGAAACATGGAAGACGGTCTGCGAATCATTGAACAGATTCTTCCGTTCTTTGCTCCCGAATTTGTGGTTACTATAAACTTTGATACTATCAATAAAAAAATTGATGTTCCAATCTATCTGAATTCTGTATCAACAGAAGAAGACTACGAGGGTGATTTTGAAACGCGGCGCAGCATTGTGTTTACTCTGAATTTCACCATGAAGACCCATCTGTTTGGTGCAGAAAAGAATTACAAGGAAATCCGCGTTGTTCAGGCTGGTATATGGAATGGTGAAATGTTCAGTGATAGTTTTGTTGGTGGCATCTCATACGCACCAGGAAACACCACTGATACTCCTAATTACGCAAACGCGCTTGTTGGTATATCTGGTCCAAGCGGAGCCAGTTCCAATCCCAACGACTATGACCCATACGCCAAGGTGTATCAGAATCTTTCTGGTGGTGGAACTACATACGCTGCGGCAATGGCTGCGGGTGGCTTGACGGTTGATTGGAATATCTGAGGAGTACAATATGAGTGGATTTGATAATATTGAGAAGGCTCTCGGAGCAGAGCCTGTGAAATCTTTTATTGTTCCTCCCCATGCAGTTCTTGCAAAGGTTGATCCTGTTCCTCTCACAGACGAGAAACTAGAAAAAGACCTGAAGACTGACTACGAGGTGGTACGAGAAAATCTAAAGGAACTTGTTGACATGGGCAAGAACGCGCTTGATGGCGTTATTGCTGTGGCACAAGAAGGCGATCAGCCACGAGCCTATGAAGTGGTTGCGCTAATGATCAAGACTCTAGCAGACACCAACAAAGAACTCTTGGATCTACACAACAAGGTGAAGAGTATTCGCAAGATAGACCAGTCGGTTACAAACAATACGACAACAAATCAGTCCATCTATGTGGGATCAACAAAAGAACTGCAAGACATTATTAATTCCGCTCGTTCATCCACCAAGGCTTTCAACAATAGACCTGATGTGCTTGAGTCTATAGTAGAGGACAAGAACGATGAGCAGTAAGAGCAACAAGTATCTTGGTAATGCCAATCTGAAGTCTGCGGGAGTAAATATCAACTTCTCGCCAGAGCAGATTGAAGAGTACATGAAGTGTGCAAACGATCCTCTATATTTCATTAGCAACTATGTAAAGATTGTTTCTCTTGATAAAGGATTGGTGCCATTCGAGCCGTATGATTTCCAAGAGGAAATGATTGAATCGGTTCACAAGAATCGCTTTGTTATTATGAAGTGTCCGCGTCAGAGCGGAAAATCCACAACAATGGTTTCGTATCTGCTGCACTACATTCTGTTTAATCAGAATATGAGTGTGGCTATTCTTGCAAATAAACTCAGTACTGCACGAGAACTGCTTGGTCGCCTGAAACTAGCCTACGAGTACCTGCCCATGTGGTTGCAGCAGGGTGTAGTAGAGTGGAACAAAGGATCCATTGTACTAGAGAACGGCTCCAAGGCATTGGCGGCGGCTACATCGTCTTCGGCTGTTCGTGGTGGTTCGTATAACTGCATCATGCTTGACGAGTTTGCCTATGTTCCTCAGAATGTGGCAGAGGAGTTCTTTTCCTCGGTGTACCCCACAATTACAAGCGGTAAAGACACAAAGGTAATTATTGTGTCCACCCCCAAGGGGTTGAATATGTTCTACCGTCTATGGGTGAACGCAACGAAGAAAACAGGCGAAGAAGGCAAGAACGAATACTTTGCTCTTGATGTGCATTGGCGAGATGTTCCTGGTCGAGATGACGAGTGGAAAAAGCAAACCATTGCCAATACAAGCGTGGAGCAATTCCGCACCGAGTTTGAAACCGAATTCTTGGGATCCATGCACACCCTTGTGGCTCCTGAAAAACTCAAGTGTTTGGTGTACCGTACACCTGAGTTTATTAATAACGAAGGGCTACGAATATATCAGCGTCCGATTCCTGACCACAAGTACATCATGGTGGTGGATACGGCACGGGGACAGGGACAAGACTACCACGCCTTCTCTGTGGTGGATGTGTCGTGTATTCCGTATCGGGTGGTTGCCACATTCCGAAATAATATGTTGGCTCCCATGTTGTACCCCAATGCCATTTACCCCATTGCACGGCAGTACAACAACGCGTACACCCTTGTTGAAATTAATGATATTGGTGGACAGGTTGCTGACATTCTTCACGATGAATTAGAGTACGACAATATCATCTATGTTTCCATGCAGGGACGCAAGGGTCAGGTGGTGAATGGTGGCTTTGGAGCAAAAGGATCGTCCATTAACGGGGTAAAGACCTCCACAGCAGTAAAGCGTATTGGCTGCTCCATTTTGAAAAATTTGATTGAAGACACCAAACTTATTGTGGAAGACTTTAATACGGTGGACGAACTCACTACCTTTGTGGCAAAGGGAGACTCGTTTGAGGCAGAAGACAACCACCACGATGACCTTGCAATGACGCTTGTGCTGTTTTCGTGGCTGACCACCCAAGCCTATTTCAAGAGCATTACAGGCAGCGATATCCGAAAAGACCTGTACGAAGAACAAATTAAAAATTTAGAAGAAGAAATGACCCCCTTTGGCTTTGTGGATGACGGTGATGCTCCCGCTGCTATTGTGGATAATCACGGCACAGTTTGGCGCGGCGGAACCAACGAAAACCTAGATATGGGGTGGACATTTTAATCCACCTGTGAATCCTTCAGAATAATACATACAATCAGAAGCGCAGTCACCACGAATTGACTTCTTCACGAAGGAGAACCCAAAATGGCATTTAGAGTAAGTCCTGGCGTAAGTATCAAAGAAATCGACCTGACCACAGTTGTCCCTGCTGTCGCAACCACTCCTGGTGGTTTCGCTGGCTACTTCCACACTGGTCCTGCGGACGAAATCGTTACCGTAACAAACCAAAACGAACTTGTTAGTATCTTCGGCAAGCCGCAGAACGACAACTATGTGGACTTCTTTACGGCAGCAAACTTCCTGTCGTATGGAAACAATATGCAGGTGGTTCGTGTGCTTGGATCTGCTGCCAGAAACTCTTCAGTTGGTAAGGGCAACACAGCAGGTTTTGTCACGGGCACCTTGCTTATCGCCAACTCAACACAATTTGGAGCAAGCGCAGGTCTTTCTCTATCCGCTCCTGCTCAGGCAGGAGTCTTGTTTGCTTCCAAGTATCCTGGTGTTCTTGGAAACAGCGTGAAAGTTGTTGTTACAACTGGATCAGGAACCACCGCAGGAGGGCTTACTTCTAGTGCTTCAATGGGAGCCAGTGCATTAACCATTAAGGCAACAGCAGGTGGTACTTATGGATTTAGTGTGGGCGACGAACTCACATTTGCAGACGGAACATCAGTCACGGTAAGCGGTGTGTTTGGAAAAACTGCATCTGCTGGAGACTTCTTTGGTGTTACTGGTGCTGTGGCTACAGGAATCACGCTTACACTGCAAACACTACTGCCCACTGCTCAAGCAAAGGACGCAACATTCACGCACAAGAGCATTTACGCAAAGATGATTGGTTCCACCTCTACAATCACTCCATATGCTTTTGACGCAGGTGGATCGGGTGACCAAATCAATGTGATTGTTCTTGATAGAGACGGCACACTAACAGGAACAGTAAACACTGTGCTTGAGAAGTTTGAAGGCTTGTCTCGCGCAGAGGACGCAAAGAAGTTTGACGGTAGCAGCAATTACTACCGCACAGTAGTAAACGAGCAGTCCAAGTATGTTTGGGCACTATCACGCGATGTGGCAGCCAACACCGCATTTACTGCCACCAAGACCAATTGGGTTACGCTGGGTTCTTCGCTTGCACACCAAACACAATTGGCAGATAGTGTAAATTCTTTCCATCTATCGGGAGCCGTTTCTGCCGTACCAACCGTATCAGAACTGTACGCAAACGGATGGAGCAAGTTTGCCAATGCGGATGAAGTGGATGTGTCTCTGCTTCCAATGGGTGGGGCTTCAGCCATTCTTGCTCAACTAGTTGTGCAGAATGTTTGCGAGAAGCGTCTTGACTGCATGGCATTCGTTTCTCCAGCACAAAGCGATGTTGAAAATAAATTGCCGTATGAAGCCTTGAACAGCCTCAAGACTTTCCGCGACAGCACCTTCAACATTAACTCATCCTACGCAGTCATTGACAGCGGTTGGAAGTACCAGTTGGACACTTACAACAATGTGCTTCGGATTATGCCTCTGAACGCGGACATTGCAGGATTGGTTGCTCGTACCGAGTTCACCAACGAAGCGTGGTTCTCGCCAGCAGGATTTAATCGTGGTCAACTGAAGAATGTTGTTAAGTTGGCGTACAATCCATCTGCGGAAGCACATCGTGACGAGTTGTACAGCCGTCAGGTAAACCCTGTGGTATCGTTCCCAGGCGAAGGGGTAATCCTGTTCGGTGACAAAACCGCTCAGTCCCGTCCAAGTGCGTTTGATCGCATCAATGTGCGCCGTCTGTTCATTATTCTTGAGAAGGCAATTGCCACGGCTTCAAAGTTCTTCCTGTTCGAGCAGAACGATGCGTTCACTCGCTCTCAGTTCAAGAACCTTGTTGTTCCGTTCCTCAAGACTGTTCAGCAGCGTAGAGGCATCACAGATTTCAAGGTGGTGTGTGACGAAACCAACAATACGGGTGAAGTAATTGATCGCAACGAGTTCGTGGCTGATATATTTGTAAAGCCAACCCGCAGCGTCAATTTCATCTCTCTTAATTTTATTGCAACAAAGACAGGCGTTAGTTTCACCGAAGTCGGAGCGTAAGGTCTAAATAATAAGACCAAGGAGTAATCAATGCCAGTAGATCCAACAAACAATATTTCAGGATTCGTAAACGCCTTTGCTGGCGGTGGTGTTCGTACCAACCTGTTCCTAGTCACGGGAAATATTCCTGGCTACCAGAACAACCGCGCAATCTCTTTCTTGTGCAAGGCTGCACAGATTCCTGCGTCCTCGCTTGGAACTATTGAAGTTCCGTATCGTGGTCGCAGAATCAAACTTCCAGGAGATCGCACATTCCAAGACTGGACAATCACAGTTATTTCTGATGCAAACATGAGCCTTCGCTCAGGATTTGAGTTTTGGAGTGCAACCTTCAATTCTCATGTCAGCAACATTACCTCAAACAACTTCATGCAGTTCATGCCTACATGGTCTGTTACGCAGTTGCTTCGTGATGGTGAGCCGCTTCGCACATACAACTTCATTGGATGCTATCCAAGTGAAGTTGGAGCAATTGATCTCTCATACGAGAACAATGACTCTATTGCAGAGTTCCCTGTTACCCTGAACTACTCTTGGTGGGAGGCTGCTCAAGGTGGTGCTGTTCCTGCTACGGGTACTGGTCAGGAAAACATTCAGGCTCTATTGCAGCAGTCGGGGATCAATATCGGTCAAGGTTTCTGATACTCTTTTTGACAGGATTCTTTATTTATGGCTATCAAACTTTTTGGCTTTTCTATTGGTAAAGAAGAGAAGGAGACTTCCAAGGATGAACTTCCAAAGAAGTCTCTTTCTTTTGTAGCACCTGATCAGGATGACGGCGCGATTCCACTAGAAGTTGGTGGTTACTTTGGAACCGCTGTTGACTTTGACGGTGCAATCAAAACCGATCTAGACCTTATCAAGAAATATCGTGACATGGCAATCCACCCTGAAGTGGAGTCTGCTATTGCTGATATCTGTAACGAGTCTATTGTGTATGACGATACTTTTACTACGGTAAAGATCGACACCACAAACATTAAGTACAGTAAGTCTATTAAAGACAAAGTGGAATCGGAGTTTGAAGAAGTCCTGAAACTCATGAATTTCTCTCGCCGTGGTTTTGAGATATTCCGCAAATGGTATGTGGACGGACGAATTTATTACCACATCATTATTGATGAAACCAACAAGAAGAAGGGCATTCTTGAAATTCGTCCTATTGATCCCACGAAGATTCGTAAGATTCGTAAGATTCACAAGAAGCCCATGTCACAGCAGTCTCCCCTTGGTGTTCAAATAGTAACATCGGTGGAAGAGTTCTATGTGTACAACGAACAAGAGCCTGGTTCTACTGCGCTCTCGATTGAAGGGTTGAAGATCTACCCCGATTCCATCTGCTTTGTTCACAGTGGACTGTATGACGGATATCGCAAGAAAGTAATTGGATATCTACACAAGGCTATCAAGGCTTTGAATCAACTTCGCATGATTGAAGACGCAGTGGTGATTTACCGCATTACTCGCGCACCAGAACGCCGTGTGTTCTATGTGGATGTTGGTAACTTGCCCAAGCAGAAGGCAGAAGAGTATGTGCGTGGACTCATGCAGAAGTACCGCAACAAACTCATGTACGATCCACAGACAGGTGAGATTGCAGATTCACGCAAGCATATGTCCATGCTTGAAGACTTTTGGATGCCCCGCCGCGAAGGTGGTCGTGGTACAGAAATTTCAACGCTTGAAGGCGGACAGAATCTTTCGGAAATGGAAGATGTAAAGTACTTCCAAAAGAAACTATTTCAATCGCTTAATGTTCCCACATCTCGTCTTGAAGAATCCACTGGATTCAACATGGGCAGGTCTTCAGAGATTTCACGCGATGAAGTGAAATTCTTTAAATTCATTGAACGACTTCGCATGAAGTTCTCTGAAGTATTCCTTGAACTGCTGCGTGTGCAGTTGGTTCTCAAGGGAGTTATTCGTGAGGACGAGTGGGCAGATATTGAAAGCCGTCTAATATTCAAATTTGCAAAGGATTCGCATTTCTCCGAACTCAAGGAAAGCGAAGTTCTCAAAGATCGTCTTGCCAGTGCACGGGAAGCAGAGGATTTTGTCGGCAAGTACTATTCTCGCGAATATGTACGCAAGATGATTCTGCGTCAAACCGAAGACGATGTGGAGCAGATTGACAAGCAGATCAAGGAAGAAAAGGCTTCGGGAGTTATTGCTCCACCTGAAGGTGCTGCTCCCCCTGAAGCGCAGCAAGCCCAACCTCCTGCTACAGCCCCTGCTGCGGGTGGGGACGGACAACCACAGGTAACTATTGGTGAAATCGTCCCTGATGATGAAAAGGAGTGGAACTCGTAATGCTGCATTCATTTGAAGAATTCAAGACCGCTGTGCTGTGCTCCCTACAGGACAAGATTGCCGAACGGATCTCCCAAGAGCGGGAATCGCTTTCAAATAGTCTGCTTCGGGGTGAAAATGTGGACTCGGATGAAATAGATACCGAGTCAAGCACCGAAGAAAACTAAATAATTAGTCGCAAAGGAGTAGACACATATGGACACAAATAAACGAATCGCTCGCGCAATGTTGAAGAAGAGTTTTGCTGAAGCCAAGGAATTGGTCTTCAAGTCGCTCTACGCCAAGGCATCACTTGCTTTGGACGAGGCTCGTTACGCCGTGGCTAATGCTATATTCAATGAAGCCAAGAAGTCTCCCGCCACAAGCGTTCCTGCTGGTGCTTCTGAAGAAGAACACGCCAAGGCTCGTGCCGCCAATCCGTACCGCGTTCGGCTTCAGCACCCTGGCAAACCCGCTGGTGCAGTTGACAAGGCGGTAAAGGAAGAAGCCGAACTAGATGAGATGGCTATGACCAAGGCTCGTGAAAATCAATTGGGTCGCAAGATGGTGACGCAAAGCACTGCCCAAATGAGAAGTTTTGGCACAAGCAAGCATCCTTCAGAGTACCGTAAATCACGGGAATTGCAAAAGCAGTACGATAAAGAAGACAAATCAAAGAAGACCTATGGTATTAATGGCAAGGTAGTAAAGAAGTGAAACTAATCACTGAAACAACCCAAAGCGTTCAATGGCTCACCGAAGAAAAGAACGGTCAGAAGCACTACTTCATTGAAGGCGTGTTCATGCAGTCGGAGATGAAGAACCGCAATGGTCGTATGTATCCTTCTGCCGTGATGGACAAAGAAGTTGATCGCTACAACACCGAATATGTAAAGCAGAATCGCGCAATGGGCGAACTTGGTCACCCTGAAGGACCAACGGTTAACCTTGAGCGCGTATCCCACATCATCAAGGACTTGCGTATAGAGGGAAAAGACATCTACGGCAAGGCTAAGATTCTTGATACTCCATACGGAAAGATTGTCAAGAACCTCGTGGAAGAAGGAGCCAAACTTGGCGTTTCTTCCCGTGGTATGGGCAGTCTTAAAGAGCAGGATGGAATGAATGTTGTTCAGGAAGATTTCATGTTGGCGGCAGTTGATGTGGTTGCAGATCCGTCTGCACCCAACGCTTTCGTGAACGGAATCATGGAAGGTCGGGAGTGGATTTGGAACAACGGGATTCTCAAGCCTGTTGTGATTGAGGAATATAAGAAAATCATTGAGAAAACACCGTCACGAAAACTAGAAGAACAAACAATGCGTTTGTTCGCGGACTTCATTTCAAAACTCTGAGTAGTCTACATATTTCCAACGAAGGAGATTCACAGTCATGGCAAGAGAAAATATCGAAGATGTCATCAAGAAGGTAATTCTGGGCGAAGGCTTTCTAGCCGAGACTGCACAGGATCCAGATCCAACTGAAGACGAGGACACCTCGGAAGAGGATGCTTCGGCTGATGAGGGTTTTGAAGTCGAGGAAATCGACGAAGCCAAGTGCGATGCAGAGGAAGAGGACGAAGACGAATCCGAGGACGAAGAGTCCGAAGAGGAAGAAGACGAACCCAAGGGCAAGAAGAAGATGCCAGCATTCCTCAAGGGCAAGTTTGGCAAGAAGGGCAAGTCCGAAATGGAAGAAGCCGTCTCCGACTACGCCAGCACCAATATCACCCATGATGTAAACAAGAAGGGTGCTAAGATTGCCGAACCAACTGGCGATGCCAGTGGTAAGAACAAGGGCACCATCAAGGCTAAACCTTCTGCTGCCAAGGCTGAAACCAAGATCCCTGAGATCAAGCCCACCGTCAAGGAAGATATTGCTGCCATGCTGACAGGCGAAGACCTTTCAGAAGAATTCAAGACTTCTGCTGCCACTCTCTTTGAGGCTCACCTCGCAGAGCGTGTTTATCAGATCGAAGAGGAATTGAAGGGGCAATACGAAGATCTTCTTGAGCAGCACACCGTTGCTGTTACCGAAGAACTCGTTGAGCGCATTGACGATTACCTCAACTATGTGGTCGAAGAGTGGATGCAAGAGAACCGTCTCGCTGTAGAGAAGGGTCTTCGCACCGAGATCACCGAAAACTTTATCTCGAACCTCAAGGGACTCTTCACCGAGTCGTACATTGAAGTTCCTGAAGACAAACTCGACTTGTTTGAATCAACTGTTGATCAGGCGGAAGCCCTCGACAGCGAACTTCAAGGACAGGTCGAGAAGAACATGGAACTCTCAGAAGAAGTCGAGCAACTCAAGTGCGAGATCATCTTCCGCGAGATTTCCGAAGGAATGACTGATACTGAAGTTGAAAAACTTCGCCGTCTCGCAGAAGACCTAGAGTTTGATACGATTGAGCAGTTTGCCGAAAAGATTGGTGTTCTCTGCGAGAACATTGGATCCATCGGAACAGTAGCAGAAGAAGCATCATCGGAAGAAGGACTCGAAGAGTCCTACGAAGACGCTTCGGAAGCAACCCCGCTCGTTGAAGCGTATGTGCGCTCCATGAGCAAGTCACGAGAGTAAACCACAGTCACAGACTGTTTAACAGTTTCAAGGAGATACTAACATGGCAGAAGAAAAGTTTCTAACCGAGGCGGCTATCCGTAAGTGGAAGCCTGTTCTCGATCACAAGGACATGAGTCCTATCACGGACGCTCACAAGCGTGCAACAATGGCAACTCTTTTGGAAAACCAAGAGAAGGCAATCAAGGAGCAAATGCTCGTTGAAGCACCAGGCAACTCAGTTGGTGCAGGTTTTTCCTCCACCGTTACTGGTGGCGGTAATGCCAATATGCAGGGTTACGATCCAATTCTTATTCAATTGGTTCGTCGCGCCATGCCAAATCTCATGGCATACGACATCTGCGGAGTTCAGGCTATGTCGGCTCCGACAGGCTTGATCTTTGCAATGCGTACCAAGTACACCTCACAGGGTGGTACTGAGGCTCTGTTTAATGAACCAGCCTCAACATTCAGTGGTTCGACCTTCCCTAACAGTAGCGGTGGTTCGGGTGCTGTTGCTGGTGGTTCGGCAGGTACTCTTGCTGCATTCGGTGTTAACACGGGTGTTGACCCGTTTGCTGGTTCGCAGTTGGGTGATTCTACTCTCGTCAGTGGTATCACCACTGGTTCGGGTATTGCAACCAGCGTTGGCGAAGGTATGGCACCAAACGAGATGGCATTCAGTATCGAGCGCGTGGCTGTTCAGGCTTCGACTCGTATGCTTGCTGCTTCGTACAGCGTTGAACTTGCTCAGGATCTCAAGGCTGTTCACGGGCTTGATGCCGAGACGGAACTTGCGAACATTCTCAGCACGGAAATTCTTGCTGAAATCAACCGCGAAGTTGTCCGTACTGTGTACAAGACAGCCAAACTCGGTGCACAGCAGACCGATCTGTACTACAAGACCGTTATTGGTGGTCTGTCCCTCGCTGGTTCGGCAGTCGGTGGCGTGTACGATCTCATTCAGGACTCTGATGGTCGTTGGAGCGCGGAAAAGTTCCGTGGTCTGATGTTCCAGATTGAGCGTGAATGCAATCAGATCGCCAAGGATACCCGTCGCGGTAAGGGCAACTTCATCATCTGCTCCGCAGATGTTGCTTCAGCCCTCGCAATGGGTGGTTTCTTGAACATCTCACCTGCTATTAACACCACTCTTGATGTTGATGACACTGGCAATACCTTTGCTGGTACCCTCAACGGCAAGATCAAGGTGTACATTGATCCGTACATCGACACCACTGCAACCAGTGGCAGCAACTTTGTACTCACGGGATACAAGGGCAGCAGCCCATACGATGCAGGTATCTTCTACTGCCCGTATGTTCCGCTTCAGATGATGCGTGCTGTTGATACTAGTACCTTCCAGCCAAAGATGGCATTCAAGACCCGCTACGGCATGGTCGCGAACCCCTTTGCAGAAGGAACCACTGTTGGTTACGGCGGTCTGAAGACTCGCGCAAATGTCTACTACCGTATCTTCCGCGTGGACAACCTCCACGGCGTGGCTTCGTAATAGACTGCTCACAAGCAAAGACATGGGGGAGGGCTTCGTGCCCTCCCCTGTTCTTTTCTACATACTTGTATGGCAAACACATTCCAATTTGACATTCCCGCAGACATCAAGAACAGGTATCCTGAAAATATCAGTGCCTTGCTGCCTACCTATTTTCGTTTCTCTATGGCGAGACTGCCGAATACTACTTACTTCTGTCAGACCGCTTCGATACCCTCTGTAACACTCACGGATGTTTCAATGCCTAATCCGTTTGTGCCCATCAAGGCTCCATCCAAAATGGAATTTGATGACTTGACTATTACATTCATAGTGGACGAGGCTCTTTTAAATTGGCTTGAAATATACAACTGGATGCGCTCCGTTACCAATGTGGAAAATTACGAGGAGTTTCGCTCCCCAAATACTCACCTCACCACAGCCAATCTGGTTGTACTGAACAGCGGCAAGCAACCCAAAATTAGTGTTACCTTTGAAGGGCTGTATCCCAAGAACCTGTCCGCTATTGATTTTTCATCCACTATCATGGATCCCGAACCAATACAGTCCACTGTTACTTTTGGGTACAGAAGTTACAGCATTGAGCGGTACTAATATTTGTTTGTGAATAGGGGTTGACTCTTAGTGGATATGGTGTAGACTCTCCCCTACGGAGAACACATTATGACCTTGGACGATATCAGAAAAGAAATTGAACGGGATGTGCGGTTGGATGAAACCGCATTGGACATTGAATCCCTCAAGATTCCACAACTACACAGCAAGTACCTGAACTTCCTAATGGACGAGCGGTTGTCGTTGGCAAAGATTACAAGTGATTACGACATCACACTACGAAGC